AGTTTCACTTCACGACCAAAGTAGAACAACGGCACATGCCCGATGGTCATACCCGGCATCGAAGCCGTTTTACACATGAAGGTCAGCTTACGATTTGCCGCACCTGGATTGACCGAAGTGGGAAACGTGAGTTGAACTTCAAACAGGTTTGGGCGAGCGCCGTCACCTTGTAACTGCGCTCTGAATTCATAGGCATTGAAGGGCATGTTAGTCTCCTTAGTTACGCTTATTTAGATTAGAATTTTCCTACGACTTCATCGAAGGAAACTCCGGTACGCACAGCCACAAAGTTCAACTGAATACCGTTGATGCTTCGTGCTGGCTTCACGTAGATATCACCGATGAACTGGTTTGCGTCAATCACGGCTGGCGTGTTGTTCGTGGTATCGCAGACTACACGGTAGTCAAAGATACCTCGGCGACCCATGACATCTCTGAGGTATGGGTCAACCAATGCCACAAATGCGGCTCGCGTAAATTCATCGTTGAATTCAAACAAACTGAACTTAGCAGCACGCGCAATGGCTTTCTCCAACACGATGAACAAGCGGCGCACGTTGATACGATCAAACGCGCTTGGCTTGGTCTGCATGGTCTTGTCCCCAAACAACACTACTCCCTCACCTGGGAATGTCACAATGGAATTGATGCCATTCTTGTATAAGGTGTCGCGTTCTGTTTGGATTGGGTTCCACGCCAACTTGATAACATTCTTGATCTGCCCTCGGTCGAATCCTGCGGGTGAGAACCACGGATCGCGCACGGTATCGGTGCGAACACAGGTTCCCGCTACGTCAGCGTTCAATGGGAGGTAGCGATAGGTGTCATTGTATTTGTCATACTGGTATTTCCAATTGCAATCCATTTCCGCATAACTGGTTGAACTGAGTGTGTTGCGGTAGGCGACGGCGGCATCTACCTCGGCGCCACTGTTGTTGACTACACTTGCACGCGAAGGTGACAAGAATACCATGCAATCCTTACGGACGGTGACGAGGTTATCAATGATGTATTGGGAGACCGTTGCATCGGCTTCTCCCGCAACCAACAGGCTGACATCGACGATTTCTGCGTTCTTGTAGAGGTCCCATCCACGTTCCCAATCTCCCACGGAGACCGGGGCATCGGTTCCACCTGCGAGGCTGAAACGTCCTGCGACGGTTACATCCGTATAGGTCGTTCCGGTGACTGGGGTGCCCCAGTTGGTGCCAAGAGGATCGTGGTCACCGAAATACACGTAGAGTGAACTGTTGAAGAGGACTGTTGGGTAGTAGGTGCTTGATCCATCGTTGGACTTGACATCAAGACCCTTGGAGAGGAATGGATACTTCTCAAGGACAAAGCCCTGCGTGCCTGAGATACCACCATCTTCGTCAAGAACAATGATGTGGAGTTCGTCGTTCGCTCCGCTCTTACCTGCTGCATAAACGGACGTGCCAGGAGCACCGTCAAACTGGTCGGCATATTCCCACTTGCGAAGGATCATGCTTGGTCCGGTGATGGCGACGGTCAATGCACTTGCGAGAATAATCGCAGTAGCATTCGCTGAGGCAACTTGGAGGTAGGGGTTCGTTCCAAACTTCACATAGTCACCAGGACGAACATACGGGGCACTGTTGCCGGTCGTGTTGACCGTCAACGCTCCAACGATGGCGGAATTCGCAGTCGAACCAGCCTGTAAGGTTGCATTGCTTGAGAATACATTTGCGCTTCCGCAGACAGAGACCTTGAGGTTGTTGCCAAGAGCACCTGGGTAGCGTGCGGCGAACTGCCCGAAGTCACCCTGTCCTGTGTAATAGTTCAGTTCATAGGTCTCTTCGTTCTTGATCTGCAATGGGGCATTGACAGCGGTATTTGCTACTGCATTCTTGGTGCCATTGTTGGCGGCGCGGGTCACATAGAGTTGGTTGCCATACGCCAAGAAGTTTGCGGCTGAGAAGAAGGACAAAAAGGTGTTGGAGTCAGGCTTGCTGAAGCGATTTGCCAGGGTCACTTCACTACCAGTCAGTGAACGGGTCTCGACGGGTCCCCATGCAAATTGCCCCACCGTTGCACCTGCACTGGTGGATACGACAGGAATTCCTGTGGTAAGGTCGATCTCGGATACGTTGGTGCCAGGTGAGAGAAGTTGAAACGCCATAGTAGACTCCTTACATTGGATAGGTTACAGTCAAAAGGGATTGAAGGTGTGCTTCGTTGAACTATTTATGTTTTTCGTGTTTTCAGATGCCTTGCGCTCGCTTCACGTAATTTTTCATAAAATTCATCATCTCTTGTGGGTCCATTCCACGGCTGTCCACCCACAAATCCCCATCGTCCACCGTAAAGGGGTCCTCCAAGCCCGTATCAATCAGTCCAAACGGCACTAGATCATCCTCTGTGGCTCGCTCCTGTTCGGTTTCCAAGGCTTTTGCCATGCTCATGTCGGACCCTTGGGCTTCTCGGAAATACTTCTGAGTCACCAACCAGGCAAACATCACCAAGCACATAACCATATCATCGTGCTTACCGACTTCAGCCTTATAGGTCTGGAGTTGCTGCGTAAAGGTGCTGAGTTCGGTGATCGTCATGAAGTCATGAATCAGGAGTTTGTTACCTTCTAGAATGGCTTTGAGGTTCAGGCACCCGATACGCTTGACCGATTCAGTCATACGCAACCCTAGACGCATGGATTTCTTATATCCACCAGCAATCTTCGCGCCCGTCTTTTGGGTTGATTCTAGTTTGAAAATGTTTTCATATTCCAGGTCGTAGTGTAACATGTCCACGATTTGCTGCCCGTTATCGTTGATCTCAACGAGGACGAATGCGCGATTATATTTGACCGCTGCGTTGTAAATCAGGTTTGGGAACACCATCGGGGCAATGGACGCACTGTGGAATTGTGCCACACCTCGATACGGAAGTTGCGTCACGTCCACCACCCAAAACGCGCTCGCGTCCTGATCGAGTCCTCTAGCCGGGTCAACGCAAATGACGTAGGTATGATCTTCCTGTGGTTGGTCATAGACCACCCATCCCCCATCCTCAAAGATGGGTTCGCGCTTGTTCAGGACCATCAGCGCAAGGGTCGCTCCTGAGATCAGGGTATCCGATGAACCCAAGAATTCGCAGAGGACTTCCTGGCGGAACTTCATTTCACCCAGGGTTCGTCGCTGTTCCTCAAACCATACCAAGTCACGATCTGGAATCTTGTTCCACGGATACTCAATCGGCACAAAGTCATTCTTGCCTGATAGCGCATCGTTCCAGAATTCGCAATAGTGGTTCAACCCCTTGGGAGTGGAGGCAATGAGGATTTTCGTTTCTTTTCCTGATGAAAGAGTCGGAAAGGTTGAGGTAAAGAAGTCCTCAGCGATATTATCAGGGACGTGCGCAAATTCGTCCATGAACACCATTGACAAGGAGTATCCTCGGATTGCGCTTGAACTGGTTGCGGCGGCAAGAATGCGCGACCCATTTTCCAGAGTGATAGAGCGTTTGTTCCATTCAATGATACCTTGCTGCATGAACGAAGGCAAATGCTCATACATCAACTGGATACGGTTCAGGATTTCCTGTGCCATCGGTGCTTTGTTCGCCAGGATTGCACAGACCTTGTGTTGCTGGAAGAGGACATACCACAAGAAGAAGGCGGCTGTGGTGGTGGACTTCCCCATCTGACGAGGCAGCTTGACGATGACCTTACGTTCAATGAAGTAGGCTTCTATGATCTCTTGCTGGAAATCATACAAATCAAACGGGATGACTCCCCGATCTACATGGATAATTCTACCATAGGTCCGAATAAAATGGATGGGGTCATGTGCACAGCGGGTCCACTCATTGATTTGATCTTGAGTGAACTGTTCTTTGACACCAGCACGCTTGAGGCGGGGATTCTTCAGATAGAATCGTTCCGCCACGCGCATAATTTTGAAAGACTCTTTAGGTTTCTTCGTTCCGGTAACAGCCATATTATCCTACATTATCTATGCTAATTGCTTTGGCTTCAATTATACGCATCTTCTTTTCTTGGCGTTTTTGATTGATTGCTTCCGCAAGTTCAGCAGTGGACCCTGTAAAGACCACGGTGCCAATAGTGACTGGAGTTACGTCTGGTGGGTCAACGAGTGTGGCTTCCTGTTGGTGGACTTCTAACAAGTCTTTATTGAGTTCTGTCATAGTCTTGAGCATGTTCGCAAAGACTTCATAGGTGCGCGGAGTCTTGAGTTCACGCGAGAGCGCAAGGAGTTCTCCAATGGCTTGTGTGCCCATTGCGACCATGAGCCTGACGTTATTGCGTGCGTCTGAGGCATCCTGACTGACAGAATTATTGGTGGTGAGGGAGACATCAGGCATTGCCGCAATCACGGCTACAGTATTTTGTGTAGGTGATTTTTGGATTGGCGCAGGCGGGCTAATGTCAATGTCAAGAATCTCATTCAACGATGCCATGATGTTCACCTATTATGCGTTAGGAAATTCATTGATAAATGTGGTATAGCCGTAATCCGAATCAACATTGGCAGTAATCGGGTTTTGGTAAATCCAGATCGACGCATCAACCCCCGTTGTCGTATTGGTGGTTTCCACCCCAGTAGCGGTATTCATGGTAATGACATTGCGGGTTTCCAGCAAGTTGACCACGATCCCACCAGTCACTACCGCATTCGCGTTCGCAATGTTTGCCGAGACTCCCATGATGATCTTAGAATTGGCGACCGGTCCAAACAACCATCCCTTGAGAGTGAATTCCAAATCCCAGGTTATCATGCGCGTGCCATCAGCGTAGGCACCTTCATAGTCAATCTTCTCTGTCACGCCTTTGAGGATGATCGGGATATCCTTGATGATATTGACTTCTTGCGATACCGTCGCGGTTACCGTGTAGTCCGGTGTAAAGAAGGGGAGAATTTGTTCAACAATCTGCAATCCATCTTCTATGTTACGCACATACAGCGATAGGGAAAATTCAAAGTTATACGGCACCCCCACATATTGAGAACTGGTCGTGGCAATGCCCACTGCCGGGGTGGTCATGTGGCGAATCGTGGACTGCTGCTTACGCGCCGCGTCATACTGCATGCTCACCATTTCAAATGACATGCGCGGAACGGTGGTCGCAATGGACTTGGTGAGTGTGGGATCACCTTGGAGACGCAGAATAAACTTCTCTTTCGGCGCATACGAGATCGGCACCTTGCAGCGTTCTTTCTCAACCATGTTGGTGTCATGGCGAACCAACGTGATATCATTGAAGCAGTTGCCAAAGAGTGTCACATACTTTCGGATGCTGCGGTGGTAATATGGATTATGCCCAAAAATTTTACTCACCCATCCTTCTCTTCTGCCATGATGCAATAACAGCCTGTCGGTGCTTTTCCTTATGGATAGGATTAGCGTGACGAGTTATTGCCGCAGAAGAATAATTTTTGGTATCGCTAGGTTTCTTTGACATTCTTTTTCTCAACTCTGGATTATTCCAGGCTTCTTTTGCTTTCTGAGATATGACTTCTCTGAATAATATGATGTTTGTGCATTATGCGTCACCGAAGGGATTTTGTTCTGAAAAATCAAGGATCGCATTGGATTCAGTCTCTAGAATCTTATTGTCCACGGTATCCTCAAACTGCAAGTCCAGAGGCGTGTTCGTGTCAAGGCTTGCCATAATCCATGTCGCTCCGCTGTTCGCCCCCTTGACGTTCGCGGTATTGGAGAACAACCCGTTCACCAACGCAATTCCCAATGTGCTGTTGCCAGAATACCAAGTGTGCGCGGTTCCAAACGCATTCGCGTATGCTACATTCGCCCCCTGATATACAATTTCATTGTTCGCCACATCAAAGGTGCCTGTGCCGCCCGCAGTCAAGACGAGATTCGTGAGTTGATAGGATTCAAGTATCTGATCGTCCACTTCATCAACCCCTGTTTGAATACGTTCATTGGAGAACACAAACTGCTTCAACTTGAGTGCGTAGACATACACATTGCCCCCTCGACCACGCCCCAAGGTATA